AGCGTGAATCAGTCGATAAAGGCGTGCTTGTTCTGTATAAGAACACACAAGAAGTTTACCAGGCGTCTCCGCCGCGAGTCAGTTGCGCAACGTTCTACAACGTTATACTATATAAGAATGATAGTGACGCAATTGGCGGGGAATGCGGACTAAAGACTAAGAGAGAAGCCCTGCAAGTATTCGAACGTTTAGCTAAGAGGTACAAATGATAACACTTAAATATGTTCTTATTGGAAATGATGAGGAATTGATTAAGAAGTTTGTTAACGAGAACGACTACCAATCATTCCTCGATCACCATCAAAACGTTGTTGTTGTGTCTGTTGAACGGAGCGGCGCGGCGGCTTTTAACCGAATATATGGAGTATAGCCCAATGTATATCGATACCGATTTAGTTGTGGAGTTTAGAGATGCGGGAGTATGGCGCTCGTATAACATGACTGCCGAAGGCCGCACCTATGAGGAGTTAGAAGACAGCGTAACAATTGCAGAGATTGATCAGGACGGCGGCGAGTTGGCTTGTTACGGGCTCGACAAAGCGCCGAATGATGTTTACGATGCTGTTATGCGTGTTCTAATGAATGAGTTTGAAAAACAATATCCGGAGGAAGAATGAAGTATCTTATTATGTTGTCCCTGTTACTTGTGGCGTGTGGTGAAGATGGTAAAAATGGTGCAAACGGCGTGAATGGCACCAATGCAACGCAGAGCCCTGTGTCTATCGCGAGCCTTGTTGATCCGTGTGGCGATAAGCCCGGCGTTTTGGACGAAGTGTTTTTGCGCCTTGTCAATGGAACGCTTGTGGCAAGTTTCAGCGCCAATAGCAACGGCGACAATACGCGCTTAGTTGTTATTTTGCCAGGAACATACACCACAACGGACGGTGACAATTGTACTTTTACCGTCAATTCAAGTTTGCAGATTATCAATGAAAGTCACCAACACTAAGAGGTGAGGTAACATGAAATATTATAAGCGGCTTAAAGTATATAAGCGTGCAAACCTGACCTTCGACCCGGCAACGGGCGAAGGCTGGTCTTATAGATGGTATTCTATCACGCGTAAGATTGGAAAAACGCAAGTGCTTAACACGTTTAATTATAGCAAAACCACAAGTAGTCATGTTTGGATGGTGGCGAGTGTATTAATCGATCTTAGCATATCTTACATTGCAATTGAAGCGCCACAAGGTCTGCAAGATTTAGACCGAGCAATGAAACACCACGCCCTTGAGCGCGAAAAGGCCGCTATTCGACTCAAAACAGCACGAAAACCAGAACGTTACACGCATTTAATTGAATACCACGACGATGCTATCAAGTTTTTAAAGAAACAAGGTATTAAGCACGATGCAAAAGCGGCTAAAGCAGCAGCAATTGCAGAAATAGAACTGCATAAAAAAGAAAAGCAGGAGCGTTTGCTGTATAAAGCTCAATTGGTGGCCGCATGAAACTATTTATTAGAAATATTGATGACAGAGGCACGGCATTTTGGACAGCCCGCATGGGCGAAATGGAGTTTGGAATAAAAAACCGTCAAAGCGGAATACCAGAATGGTACCGCACAACAAAATATCCTATGCAGCGGGCGCGAAACTGCACGGAAATACTAAACATTGGACTAGTTTCTTGGATATTCAATGCAAGGGGCAAAAAATGATTAAGACAGAAGGAACAGTAGCAACCTACAGCACGCGAACGGGCGCGGGAATCGTCGAAGATTCTGAAGGAAATGAATATTTGTTTAACTATACTGCCTTTGATAGTGATAAAATAAAAGAAGGAACAGAAGTAACACTTGTAAGCAACGGTTACGAAACTAAAGTATTTGTTAAGGAGAACAAATGAGTGAACTTAGTATTGTTATTTTGAACGCATCGCTTGCGCAGTTGCGCGCCAAACTTGGCAGGGAATTAACAACCGCTGAATTCCTTGCAGTGTTTGATATTGTAAAATCGAAAGGGTGTATTAAATGAAATGGCTTGTTACACCGCTTGTGATCAAGAAAGAGCATGAAGACACCATCATGCAAAAATACCCATCCAACGGCAAACGAAACGATACGCCTGTTGTGAAATGCGGATATATGTATTATATAAATAAAGACGGCAAACCTTGTGGAATTCCTGTGTTTTTTGAAAGGGAAGATAAATGAATATCAATCAACTAAAAGACGTATTGAAACTAATTCGAGAATCAAAATGCGGTTACACGCCTTTGATCGTTGGCCCCGCAGGTATCGGAAAAACTGAAGCGGTGCGCCAGTATGCTAAAGGCCTTGGCCAGTCTATTCGCACGATTCAACTTGGACAGATGTCCGATGCGGGCGACTTGATCGGGTTGCAGTATATTAAGGGCGAAAACGCTAAATTTACTATCCCCGAATGGTTCCCAACTGAACCCAACACAATTATTTTCTTCGACGAGATCAATCGGGCGCCGAAAGACTTGCAACAAGCGGTGTTCCAGCTTATCTCTAAAGATAAGGAATACAACGGGCGCAAACTGCCCGACGGTTGCTTTATTATCGCCGCAATGAATCCTCCTAGTGAGGAGTATGATGTTGTAGACCTTGGCGACGAAGCGTGGCGCGATAGGTTTTGCTATATCAAACTTGAGCCAACTGCCAGTGAATGGGTTGATTATGCGCGTGATGCGGGCATTGACGGCCGTCTCACAAGCTTTATCAAGGCGCATCCAGAGCATTTGGGTATTGGTGAGAACAAATTCAATCTTATGGATTTTGTTAAGCCAACACCGCGTTCCAATGAGGCAGCTTCCGCAGTGCTGTCGCTGTCGGGCGAATACAGTGAATCGACCGTATCTGCGGCATTGACTGGAATCATTGGCCCTATCCCAACTGCGGCGCTTATGAAGTATATTAAAACGCAATACACTTCTATCCCAATGAAAAAAGTATTGACCAAGTATAGCTCTGTTAAGGAACAAGTAAAAGCTGCTGCAACTGCTGCTGATGGAAGATTTGATTTGTTAAATAAACTTAATAAAGATCTTCTTAAGAAGGCAGAAACAACGGCGTTTGAAGATAAAGAACTTGTGCAGCTTGCAGAGTATATTAAAGACTTGCCAAAGGACATGGCTGTGGCGTTTCTGTTCACGTTCTTTTCGCAAACTCCCGTGCTAAACAAAATGATTGAGACAAAAGCTTCGTGTGTTGAGTTTTTCGGAGACGAAAATACAGCATCAATCGCGGAACATTTTGGCCCAATAACTCCCGAACAGTTGGAGTCGGCACAAGCAAAAAACACAGCAGAAAAGGAATAATTATGTTGTCAAATGCGATTCTAAGTCTATTAAAAGATTCTAATAAAATGTTTTATGGATACCTTTTACAGGCGGCGCGTCGCATTCCTGACCCAAACCTTCCAGCGGCGGCCGGCGTTAACGTAACGGATGGTATTAATCTATACTATAACCCCCTTAAATGGGGGCAACTGTCGCCAACTGAACAGGTTGCGGTGCTCGAGCATGAAGTGATGCATATTGTGTTCGACCACGTGCTCAAAAGCCGGCACGACGGGCTAAATCCCAAGATGTGGAATTTTGCTGTTGATATGGTTGTTAATCAATACATTGTCGGGCTTCCTGACTGGGTTGTGACGTGTGATAAATTTGGGTTGCCGCGCGGTGAAAACGCCGAATGGTACTATGCTAAACTGCAGAAGATGTCAGAAGACAAGAAGGACAAAGCTGGCGGCAATGTAGTTGACGATCACAGTAAATGGGGCGAGGGGTCTGCGCAGGACAATCCTGAAGGGGCACGCGCGTTAGTAGATGATGCTATAAAGACAGCAGAAAACCGCGCAGGTGCCGGCAACATTCCGCAGCATTTGCAAAGTTTGCTTAACAATTATGGAAAGTCTACTATCAGTTGGAAAACCGTTTTGCGTCAATTTGTTTATGCAAGTATAAATTCAAACAAAAAGAAAACGCGCAAGCGTGTTAATCGTCGGTATGGTACTATTTACCCCGGAAAAAAGAAAGACGTATATGCGCATATTGCTGTGGCCATGGATACAAGCGGATCTGTGAGTGAAGATTCCTTGAATCAATACTTAAAAGAGCTTAATGCAATACACCGCGCGTTACCTATCAAGCTTACCATGATACAAGCGGACTGTGTTGTTACTGACGTAAGCGAGTTTGACCCCAAGAAGAAAATCACTATCAGTGGGCGCGGCGGCACTGCCTATCAGCCAGCATTTGATAAAGCCAAGGAATTAAAAGTTGACGCGTGTATTTATTTTGGAGATATGGACTGCGCAGATACGCCAATTAAACCAAGATACCCTGTGTTGTGGGCCACCGTGCAAGGCGGAACCCCGCCAGTTAAATGGGGGAAGGTAATCTCTGTAACGTGATTACTAAATACAGGGGTAGGTTTGCGATGTTCCACGGAAGCGGTACCGTTGGGCATAAATTTCAATTCAGTACTTCGGGGGTAAATGAAATTGTGGGCATCCCGCTAACCCAACACACCGATTCGGACATTTCGTTTTCTATTGTGCGGCTTGCGTACGAAGAATGCGTACTGGCTGAAACACCTAAACTGCTCGAATGGCTATACCACGACAAACTAAAAGGAATTAAATGAAAAGCATCCTAATAATTGACAGCGTTTGTTATAAGCCCTACACCTACAGCACCCTTGAAACGGAGGCCCTGGGAGGCTCTGAGGCAAGCGTTATGCGACTGGCAAGGCAGTTAGCCAAAAGTTACGTTGTTCACGTCCTAAACGGCTCCCAGGAGGCCACAGATGGGCATGGAATTAACTATGTGACCCCTGAAACGCAGTTTAAGCGCCCATCCAGCGTAATACATATGCGAACTTGTCGGCTATTGCCGGAAATGAGCGCGGCGTTTCCTAGCGCGCAGCAGGTTATTTGGCACCATGATGTAGGCGGCCACCACACAAAAGACGAGATTGAGAACATGCAGAAATACGCTCCCGATCTGGTTTTTGTTAGCGTGTATCACAGGGGTCAGTTTTTTGATCGCGGTGTTTTTCCGTATTATCCCGAATACCAGCACAAGGGAACATCCAACGTTGCTTATAATATTGTTGACGCCGCACCAGTTGAGGGAACGGCACACAATAAATACAAGCTTATATTTCCATCGAGCCCACACAAGGGACTGCAGCAAACGTTGGAAGTGTTTGCTGCGCTGCGCAAGAAGATCCCACAGCTTGAGTTGCACGTGGCTAATCCGGGCTACTACCCAACTCCTAACATTCAGCAGGACGGTGTTGTGGTATTGGGGCCATTGACTCACGCTAAGTTGCTTGACGAAATGCGCACGTCGCTGGCGGTGTTCGCTGCCAATCACGTGTTCCCGGAAAGTTTTGGATTAGTATATGCTGAGGCAAACGCAGTTGGAACACCGTGCATTGCCCACAACATGGGGGCACTGGGGGAAATTCTGGATGCGCGGCAGCTTGTAGACACACGCATCACGCAAAAGGTTATGGAGCGTCTTGAAATGTTTATGGCGCACCGTCCAAGTGTAGCTTTGAAAGAGGAGTTTAAAGCTGAAGCAGTGGAGGCACAGTGGAGAAAGATTCTAAAGTAAGAGATCTATTTTTTCTTAGACAAAGTAAAACGTTCGTATTAAGACGCAGGTATTACGGCGTTTCCGCCATAGGATCACTTGGGTATACACCGGTTATGTATTTAGACAATAGAGAAGACTTCATGACAGCTTACGTGTTCAATGAGCATATAATGCCTGTAACTCATGTCAAAGCGCTGTTTAAATGGCTTTATCCTGTGTTGGAGGAATAGATGAAAGATCATATTACAATAAATGTCGGGGATATAATTCGCGTGTCTAATGGGTATTACTTGGGCATCGTAACAAGTGTGAGTAGGTCTAAGAAAACTATGTACATGGGGACAATGCTACAATACGGATGGGGCCGTACTAATTCCGTGTGGAATATGTTTAACAATGTTAAAAGCGTAGAATCATACGGAGGGTTGTATATAAAGCGGTGCGGATTAACGCGCTGGTTGGCGGGAAGCTAAAGCTTGTATTGAATATGTAGATGATACGCGCCGCCTGCGATTGCGTGCGCCAATGCCGAAACTTTACCACCCGGATTTTTGTAATTAGCATTGACCCAAGCAACAATGTCCTTTATCTCTTTGTCAGTAAAATCTTTTGAACGCAGATCAACGGCTTGGTAACGCATGTGAGGTGAAGACTTTGGACGCGCGAGAAGATCGGTAGCAGCATACAGCCCATTGTGCTCCTCCTGTGAACGCCACAGATGGGTTATGGTGATGTTTTTCTTGAGCGTACCTTCTACCATAGCCGACAAAGCTTCAAGTAAGCCGTACAAGGCAACGTTTTGGTGTCTAAGATTTTCGTGCTCTTTTTTAAGCCTTGGCGTTTTGTGCAGTATCATTTTTTACCTGGCTTTACTTGTTTACCTTCGGCATCGATTGTAATCATGTCCGGCTTAACAGATCCTGGGAGCACAACAGTTATGTTACCGCCTTGTGTAGTGTCAGTTTGTTGGTCAAGGCCCATTATTTTTACACCAAGAGCGGCAGCTTGGATTGATTTTTTCTTAACAAGCTGGTACTCAAGGGCATCATAGATCTTATCGGCTAACGATGATATCCTGCTGCGAAGTCGTGACTTCGCTGCTCTGATAGCATCATCGCCAATTTCGTCTATCATGTCCTTTACATCAGGCAAGGCAAGGATACGGTCAACAGTGTCACGGTCAAGTTTTAATTCCTTGGCAATAGCTGCTGTTGTTAACCCTAGTACGGATAAGGCAGCGACTCTTTTTTTGTTTACATCGGTGTGTAGTACTGGCTTCATACAAACAATAGCAAAAACGACACAAAAGAAAAAGCTTTACAAAAGAACAAAAATGTGATACTATATACTCTGTACTACTGCAGTCAAACTTATTGCAGTCGGCTATGCCATTCTTGATTTCTTATTTAAGAGAAGACCTTCTTATTATAAAGAAGATGTACTTCTCTTGTGTACAGCAGCCGTACTATATGGGGGTTGATTGAAGAAACCAGTACGAATAGTCTTTAACAAAGACGGAACTGACCAAGACGGCGAGGAAGTGTTGTTTCGTGCCGGTACAACCCATCCAAGGTTCTTGTACTACAGGGGAATCATAGATCGGGGTTCGTTCAAAGTATGGCACACGTGGGAAGAATTTTTTGCGTGCGCTGAAGAAACTCAGCAGATCAAATCTTGGATAGAACTTAGTCCGCCGCTTCTTGTGTGGCTTTACGATTTGGAGAACAAGTGCGATGCGGTATAGTCAGATAAGCGCATACAACAAGTGCCAACAGTACTACAAGAACGTGTACGTTGATAAGCTCCCGAGCGGAGCACCGGATTCAGCCGCGCTGTTATTTGGTTCCGCGTGCCACCTTGGGATCGAAACGATTTTTGAAAAAGGTGATGGCGAAGCAGTGTTTGAAGCCGCATGGGAAGGGCACAAAGACCGTGCCATGGAGTTTTCTAATGGCGAGTCGTGGGATACACTTAACCGTGACGGTGTTGTGCTCCTGAGCAAGTTTAGGCGCCTACATGCTAAGCACATCGAGCCACAGTACGTTGAGTCTAAACTGAGTAAAGCGTACAAGGATGTTGTGTTTACCGGAACGGTGGACTTAGCGGGGACGTACAAAGGAGTTAAGTCAGTGATTGACTTTAAGACTTCGGCGTGGCCGTATCTGCCTGAGAAACTTGTTGTAAACGAGCAGCTTCCGTTGTACAATTACATGCTGAGGCCGGAATTTGAAGCGACGCAGCACGTGTACTTTGTACTGAAAAAGTCTAAGTACGGTGTGGACGCTGGGATACAAGTTTTGACCCGCGAGTTTACGGAATCAGAAGTAATTAGCCGCGTTGAGAACGCCTACAATACCGTTAAAGACATTGAAGTTAAATCTGTCTTTACAAAGAATCCAAACTCATGTTTAATGGGTAAATTTAAGTGTAACTTTTACAGCAATTGTTGGGGAGAAAAATGAAATACAAAACTGCATTCACTGTACTTGCAACTTTGGCTCTTATTGGACAGGTGGCGTCTGTTACCGCGCTGTTCCTTATTGTAAATCCGTACCTGGCAGCCGCATTCGGCTTTAGCGTGGCATCTGGCCTACTTGCCAACAGTGCGCTGTTCTACATTGAATCTCGGTACAATGCAATTACACAAGCTGAGTTTATCGACCTACTTAGCAAGCAACAAGGACTGGGAAATGAAATTACCCCGAGTGGTAAGTTTAACTGAGTACAAGGCGGTAAAGGGATATGTAAAGCTACTATCCAGTTACGCAAGCTACATAGACAAACTGCCGGAACAGGGAATTCATTCTGAGATTATTAAATGGCAAGAGGAGCGGCGCAAACACCCGCGGCATTATTTGGTGTTGGTAAAGGGCAGGGAACTGTTCGAAAACTACTTGCGCAGAAAGATTCCACCGGATAAACGCGACAGAGCAGAAAGACTTTTATCTCATGTTGAGGCCACCTTGGAAGATCGACTCGAATACAAAGAACAAGAAGCTTCTGTTACAATTCCGGACGGATCTGATAACGAGCCTAATCCGGCAAGCTAGTTACCTGTGGCCGCCAAGGACGCAAGCAGACAGGTTAGCCAGTACAAAGCGCGGGTATCGCCGGTGCAACTTGTGCAAGGCTGAAGTAAAAGTTAAGGATTCGCAGCGTGACCATGTTGATCCGGTTGTGCCAGTAGACGGCAGTCACGATCCAGCTAAACCGAACTGGGACGTAATAATTGAGCGCATGATGCCGTTTGTTGAAGGATGGCAGGTGCTGTGCAAACCGTGCCACAAAGAAAAAACAAAGGCGGAAAATGCCGAACGAGATAAAAACAGAGGTAAAAATGAATAAGTTACTATTAGCATTTGCAGTAATACTAGGTATTAGTTCAATCGGTTGCTCGACTGCAATCACAATGAGCGATTGTTCGCGAAGCTGCCGGTTTGGCGGCGTGGGGCTGTACCAAAACGAATCAGTGGTGTGCCGATGTGCCACAGTTACCCGGTGGTAGCATGAGTAAACGCGTACCATTTCGGGCGTGCAATAATTATTACAGGAGCAAAAAATGCCATACATTACAAAAGCCGACCGAGACGACATCGACAACGGCGGAGCAATCGACAACTGCGGAAGCTTTAATTACGCAATTACCCAACTTGCCCGAGAGTACATTGCAAAAATCGGCGAAAGTTACCAAACGTACAACGACTTGATTGGTGCGCTAGAATGTGCTAAGCTGGAACTGTATCGTCGGCGCATTTCGCTGTACGAAAATAAAAAGATCGATTTAAATGGGGACGTTTATGATTGATTTGTTTAATTATTTTGTTGCAAACACGTTAGTGCCGTTTTTATGTACAGTAGCAGTTGTTGGTTTTGTTGTAGGACTTTGCGCGGGATTACTTTCGGAAACGTATAACGGACGTGACATCTGTAAAATTGATAGGCCAATAAAGGTACTTGTTCCAACTTATTTAGTTGGATGTTATTTAACAAAGAAAATTGGAGAATGAACTGTGTCAAAAACACTTGAAGAAATTCAAAAAGAGCTAGACGCACCAATTCCACGTGATTGTGTAAGCGAACGCGAAGGCGGTGGCGGAAAGAAGCTTTCGTACCTAACTGGTCACTATGTGATTGACCGCCTTAATCAAGTGTTTGGCCCGTTTGGATGGGCGACTAACACGGTTGAACTGCGCCTTGTGTCGGCGGGTGAGATCGAAGGCAAGTACGGCAAAAAGCACAGCGCACACTACCTCGCAAAAGTGCGGCTTGTTGTTGAAGCCGGCGGCAAGACCACAGAGCACAACTGTCACGGATACGGAAACGGATTTGACGCAAAAGATCCCGGCCTTGCGCACGAGTTGGCGGCTAAAGAGGCTGAGACTGATGCGCTCAAACGCTGCGCAAAAAACCTTGGCATGTCAATGGGACTTGCGCTATACTCAAAAGACCAGGAAAACGTGGCGGATGCGCCGGAACCGGCCAAGCCAGTAAAGCAAGTTGCAAAAGCCGCTCCGAGTGCCAAGAACGTGCTGGAAGCCATTTCGGCCAACAGCCTTGTTCTAATTAAAAAAGGCACGTGGACTAAAGATGCAATTTTAGCAGTGTTAGATTCTAAGTATAAAGTTAGTACAAAAGAAGAACTTAAGCCAGAACAGGCCGCTGAGTTTCTGGAATTCCTAAAAACTGAGGTGAAAAAATGAGCAATGAAAAGAAGTACCCCCTGACCATTACCCCCCTGTTCAAGTCTGGGTTCCGTCAACAGTCTCTCGTTATTACAAACGAGATTATGGAAGCACTGGCGCAAGTGCAGCCCGGCGGCAAGCTTGTGGTGCGTGAACTGAAGGCTGAAAGCCGTTCGAGCGACAAGAGCCCTGTTGGATACCTTGAGTATCTGACTCCCGGCGATGTGGCCGACCTTAAGGCCAAGTACGCTGCTCGTAATAACGACAGCACTGAAAGCATCTAATATCTTCGCGGTGGATAGCGCTTAGCTCACACTAAGTCTCCTTAAATGTCGTTCGACAGCCGCACCTTTTTACCTGGAGGCAACTATGCAGCTAAAACGCGTACAAAGCTTAGATAAAGTTGCTTCCTTTATTAAAGAAAATCCGGTTGTATCTTTGGACACGGAGACGACCGGACTTAACCCCAGAAAAGACACGTTAGTTGATATTGTACTAGGCAACCCGACACAAGCAATTGTGTTCAGTCCAATTTTTTCTGAGCCGCTTAAGACCGCTAAAAATACGTTTATAATGCACAATGCTAAGTTTGATCTTAACGTGCTGTACAACAACGGCATTGATTTGCGCGATTCTACTTGGTTCGACACCACAATCCTACACCACCTTTTAGACGAAAACGCCAAGCACTCGCTTGACAGCATTGTACAGGAGCGATATGGAGATAAATACAAAGAAGAGTTTTGGGCAAAACATAAGTCTTTTGAAGACGCCAGCGAAGAAGATCGCACTGTTTACGCTTGTAAAGACGCTTGTTATACTGCTATTCTTTATCAAGATCTTCGCAAGGATCTTAAATTGGACGGCATACCTGATTCTCTCATTGGGCACGCGCATAAGCTTGCTCGTTCTCTCCTTGACTCAGAAGTACACGGAATTAAAATAGACCTTGATTACCTTGCTGAGCTTGGCCCGCGAGTAAAAGCGCGCATTGACGACATCCTGCAGGAATCAAGAGCCCTTGTTAGTGACGAAATTGAGATACTCGAGTGCCGGTACTGGGCGGATGAACTTGACAAACGCAAAACTGCGGCCGGAAAGGCTAAAGTTGCCAAACCAGAGTTTAACTTTTCTTCGTCAAAACAGTTAGTAAATTTACTATACGACAGATTAGAACTTCCAACACAATACAACAAAAAACGAAAGCCCACAGTAGATGATGAAGCCCTAAGCAAGCTGGAGTCAAAGCACCCTATTGTCGAAAAAATACGCGATTTGCGCGGAAACGAGAAGGTGTACGGAACGTATGTTGAGGGCACGATTGACCGTATGGAAAACGGCCGCATATACCCAAGCTTTAACGTTAACGGCACCGTGACGGGGAGGTTGTCCAGCAGCAACCCAAACATGCAGCAGTTGCCGCGTGAGGGGGGCATTCGCGGTATGTATGTTCCGGAACCTGGGCACAGATTTATTTCGGCGGACTTTGGCAGCTTGGAAGTTGTTGTGGCGGCGCATTACTCACAGGACAAGAACCTGCTGAAGATAATTCGTGAGGGCGCGTCCAAGCACGACATTACGGCGCAGTCCTTGGGAATTGACAGGCAGCTAGCTAAGCGTCTTAATTTTGCGGCTCAATACTTGTGTGGCCCTAAAAAGATGGCTGAGATCCTTGGTGCTCCGCAGAAAGAAGCGGAGTACGTATACAACAGGTACTGGGAAACGTATGCGGGAGAACGGCGTGTTATCGACGAATGCAAAAAGTTAATTGATGACGGGCTGCCAATCGTTAATCCGTTTGGAAGAAAACGCCGGTTTAAAAAAGTGTTTGCCGACAAATGGGAAAAAGAGCGCGTATATAGGCAAGCGTACAATGCAAAAATCCAAGGGACTGGTTCCGATATTACGCACTTAGCATTCTACGAAGTGTGGGAAAGACTGCGCAAGACCGGCTTTGGCAGTGCTCTGTTTGAGGTGCATGACGAGATTGTCGCGTCGGCACGGGATGGGCGCGAAATGGCGGTAAAATACATGTTGGAAGAAAACATGGTTGCGGCAGGAGAAAAAGCCGGGCTATCGTTGCCACTAACAGTTGAAGTTTCTGGTCCAATGGACAGATGGGAAAAGACATGATAGAATTACTTATTGCAGCGGCACTGGCGCAAGGCGTTCCACAGGACATCTTTGTGGCCATGTGCAGCGTGGAATCAAACTTGAATCCAAAAGCAGTTAACAGGGGGGACGGCGGTGCAGATTCTATCGGAATTTGTCAGGTTCAAATGCCAGCTGCCAGACACGTTGGATTTACCGGTACTCGCGCTGAATTGTTTAAACCATCGGTTAACGCTAACGTTGCTGCAAAGTATTTTCGTATGCAACTTGATCGCTATAATGGGAATGTTGTGGACGCTGTTGTGGCCTACAACGCGGGAAGATCGATAAAATACCGAAAGTACGTTGACAAGGTGTTTAAGCGGGCTGTAGACTTGCATGTGGGGATTAAATGAGGGTGGGACATTTTGTATTGATCTTGTATGTAAACCGCTTAATTAGCAGACACGATTATTACGACCTTATAGAATTCGCCGAAAACAAAAGCCACTACGAAAATAAATCTGCGCCGATACTTGTGCGGTGGTTATATGAAAATTGTTAAATGAACATGATATATTTTGTATGGGTTCTGTACGTAACGGGCTCAATTGACAGCGACAGTTATGTAGATCTTTCTGACGCCATTATAGCAGAATACCCGCCGGCTCCTGCTATTGTGCAGTGGTTGTACAAGGATTTTAAATGAACATAGGAACACTTTTATACATGCTGCGGTACAGGGACATGCTAGAGTTTGACGACTATTGGAATCTGCGAGAAAAATCTTGGAATTTAGACACAGACGGCGTAGAATTTGCGTTGTTGAATTGGTTGTATGTCACAAAACAATAACGTAGCCCAGTGGGCTTACAACACTTGGAAGGTAGAGTGTAAAGCACGCGGCAACAATAAAATCGGTGTGTACTTACACGGCGTGTGGATAGACCACGCCGCTATTGGCTATGTGAAAAATGGAGCGCCGGAAGCGTTTTTTCCAGCAATATTAAGGTGGTTATATGACGGAAACTACAGTACAAGAGCAGCTAGAAAAGTTTGAATCGCCGGGAGATCTGCTTAGCGACATACCAACAAGTTTTTCCGGAAGCTCGCTGCCAATTGGGTTTAGTACGCTAGAAACAGCCGAATATTTTCGAGCAAAAGAGCCCGATCTTATCGTGTTGGCCGCAAGACCCGCGTGCGGTAAATCAGCGCTGCTGTGTCAAATGGCCCTTAACTTGGCCTTCCACGAGCCAGCTGTGTTGTTTAGTTTAGAAATGGACAAGCGACAGATTAAAGGCCGACTAATGGCCATGGCAAGTGAAATACCGATTAGAGAACTTCGATACGCCGACCCAGGAGTGTTGGCAGACGCTGAGGAGAAAATAAGCAATGCATCTCTTTTCATTGACGATACAAACGGCCTTGACGTTAATACTCTGTACAGTAGGGCTGTTGCTCGTCATAAGCGCAATCCTGTTGGAGCGGTGTTTGTCGATTATCTTCAGATTGTTGGCTCAGCCAGCGGCCGTTCTAAAGCGGAAGAAGTCGACTTTGTCACAAGAAGACTTAAAGAACTGGCGTTAGAACTGCGCGTTCCTGTAATTGCGGCGGCTCAAATGAACCGCAATATCGAAGGGCGTGTTAGCAGCGCGGCTAAGAAAGATCTGATTAGCCCAATAATGAGCGACCTGGCTGATTCGGCCGGAATTGAGAAGTGGGCTGATACTGTAATGTTCTTGCACCGGCAGTTTGTTAACGGCAGCCAATCAAAGCAGATAATTGGCGGGTACGTTGTTAAAAACCGGCACGGAGCAGCGCGGGATTTTAAGCTGCATTTTAACGGCGCATTTACAAAGTTTTATGATAGGGGGTATTTAAACGATGAATCGATCTGATGCAATTTCCTATGATGAACTTCTTGTTAACTTCGGTAAACGGTTTCTTTGCGAACATAAAACAAGCGGCTATAAAGCTCTTTGCCCAAGGCTTTACGCGTCAAAACAGAGCACTCTTGGATGCATTGCGCAACAACTTTACGCAGAAGAATTGGGGTTGGCATAATGGATTTTATTTGCGGGAAATGCGGGAAACAGAACAGTTCGCCAAGATGCGTTAGATGCCAAAAAGATATTTTAGTTGCTACTGGCGGTATCGGCGGGTATGGCGCTGTTGAAGTTATAAACGTGCAGCCAAATTTTAAAGACCCGCATATTAAAAATACTGGCGGAACAAAACACGATTCTGGCAAACCGCCGCTAAGCATCATACCGCGATGCGCTCTTGAAGCGGAAGCTGAGGCTTTTGCCCATGGGGCGCGCAAATACGGCCGGGGAAATTACAAGAACGGGTTTGATTGGTCAAGGCTTATTGACGCAACAATGAGACACGTTGTGGCTTTTAACGCGGGTGAGAATTTGGACGCTGAATCGGGACTGAGCCATTTGGCACACGCAAGAGCTTCGTTGGCCATGTTGTTATGGCATGTTGAAAACAAAGCCGGTAAGGACGACAGATGAGGTTTTCTGACCAAAAATTTTGCATATTTGTGCCAAACTTAGCGCGTGAAAACATTTGGATTGGATGGAATTCCCACAAATACAAAAGTTACGCAACGGTGCTTACTTCTTATGGCGGACTTAAGGACCGGGTACATTGGGGTCCCCACGTGTTAGGGTTTGATTGTTCTAACATGTACGAATTGCCGTGTATTTTTAAATGGCTATATGACGCAGAAAGGTTATCACGTGAGTCGACGAGTTTTGTGCCCTAAACACGCTGAAGAAACTCCAAGTTGCGTTGTGTACGACGACAAATACCACTGTTTTGGGTGTGGCGCAAACGGACCTATATCCGACATTGGGCTAACTGTAAAGCACTACCGCGCAGTACCGGAAGATTTGGAGAAGTCACTTGCTTACATCAAAACTTTGCCGGTCCAAACGATCCGTGGTCTATCTTTACCATGCGATAGTCAGTTTTATTATGTTGTTTGGCCTACGGGCGATTATTATAAAAAGCGGTCTAAAAACCCCGGTGGAAGCAGTAAATACCTGTGCCCGTCCGGCCACAGCATGCCGCTATTAGAAGCGTCCGTGCAAAAGCGCAAGGCACTGGCGGTTGTTGAGGGTGAAATTAACGCGCTGTCGCTAGCCGCCTGTTACCCTCCGTTTGACGTTGTTAGTCCGGGAGGCGCAGCAACATTTGCCGCAAAGAAGTACTTGAATTTCTACAAACAATATGATAAAATTATTATTATTGCAGACGCGGACAATGCGGGCCTCAAGGCAGCAATTGAACTTAAAACAGAGGCATTAAAATGGACACCAAAAGTAATCGTCTCGTTAGTCGAGGAAGACGCCAATGATTTACTCTTGCGCGGAGGAAAAGAAGCAGTCCGGCTCTACATGGAGCAATTGCTTGGGGTGTCCGTTGGATAGCGGTGGCACAATCTGCCAGTGCTTAGAAGATAAACTGCCGAGCATTTATGCCGGCATGAACGTAAGCCGAAATAACCCTTTAATTTACACTGACAAACCGGATTTAGCGCAAGCTTCCGCCATCCCCCTGTTCAACACCATGAGCGATGTTGAAGAGCGGGCCAGAATGCGAGCAGTCCTTGAAGGTACGCATCTGCGTTACAATGACCAGGAATTGTTTATAGATAGGATTTTGTACAAAGACACATTTAAAGAGTTGGCTAATAGGTACGGGCTCCGTTGTGCCAGAACAGCAAAACGGCGTTTCGACACGATTAAAGCATATTTAAAGGAAGTGAAGAAATGAGCCCAAAAATTCTTGTTTTCGATTTGGAAACCGCTCCGCTAGAGGGATATTTCTGGCGTCCTAAGACTGAGTACGTGGCGCGAGCCATGATGAACAAAGATCGCGCCGTAATTGCGTACGCTGCTAAGTGGGTTGGGTCAAAAGACATCATCTACGCCGATCAGCGCAACAGCAAGGATTACCGAGACGACAAAAAGCTGCTGAAAGGTCTTGCAAAGCTCATTGGTGAAGCCGATGTGCTCTTAACAAAGAATGGCAAGCGCTTTGACGTTAAAGTAATGAATGGCCGTATTGCCATAAACCAGGGAAAACCGCCTGCTAATTTCAAAGACCTTGCACACATTGATACAGAGCAGCTTGCTCGCCGCCATTTTGATCTGCCGTACTATGGACTTGATTACCTGGCGGACGCGTTTAAGCTTAAGCACCGTAAACTGAGCCACGGCAAGTTTCCTGGTGTTGAGCTTTGGCGCGCTTGTTTAAGCGGTAACAAGAAGGCTTGGAAGGAAATGGAAAAGTACAACAAGCACGACGTTCTTGCCACTGAAGATTTGTACAACTTTATTAAGCCGTGGGGAACGGGCGTCGATACTAACGTGTTTAGGCCGGCCGGAACACGCTGCGACCACTGCGGAAGCAAGGATTTTACGTACCGCGGAGTGCGACGTAATAAGTCCGGAGCTTGGCGTAAATATCAGTGTAACGATTGCGGCGGTTGGAGCAGCGAAAAAGGTGCTAAAAACCGGATTAAGGAGTAACATGCCGCCAAAAGCCAAACCAAAACTTGCACAGAGCATTTTTACCGACACTTGGATTGATATCAATTTTCGTGACGGCACACAGGGCATGGAACGCTACTACTGCAGCGGGGTTCTTGTTGACGTGTGCGGCGCCATGTTTTATGTGCTTCACAGCGAATTTAAAATTGACAAACCCCGGTTTATTATGGTAGATTCTGTTATGGACATTGGGTTTGCATCCCCCCAACCTCCAACCCCTGACTCAAACGGTCTGTTTGACGAAGGCACGCCATTTTTTATTGAAACAAAACCATCACGAGGAGATAAACAATGAACATTTGGACTACGCGATACCTAGCTGCAGCCGCCGCTGGGCACTTTGCATACACAGGACAATTCTGGTTACTTATTGCCTCATTTAGCGCGTACACGTTTTTGGCGTTTGGCGCGTTTGAAAGCCGCGAAAAAGCGCAATACGCTGCATCGGAGTCGACCGATGAGTCGGCATAGCAGCTATTTGTTTGTAAACGTAGTTATAGCGCTTGTTGCTATAGTTGGCATGTTAAACATTGTGCAGGGAGCACGTGTTCATAGTCTTTTTTATTGGGTAGCTGCGATTGATTTTGCATTGGCGGCGGGCCTATACTACAAGGTGTATATTCATGACAAAGCTTAGTGCTGTACTTTTTGCCATATTTATTATTGGGTGTTCTCCAAAAGAAAATCCAGTTAACGTAAATCAAGAATTAGAGTCAGGCAATTGCTACTTAGACGTATCCATTAATACCAGATTTAAAATCTTGTATTACGTTGGAAAAGAAGCAACTCTGACATATAGAGTCAGGATCATATCCAACAATTGGACTACATATATTGGAGATACGTGGTTTGTTAATGATTCGCCCAGAACTGTGGCGGAAGTAGCGTGCCCGGAGATACTAAAATGAGCAGAATAAAATATTACTTAGCGGTCGGTGTGTCTGCGGCAATTGCAATCCTGTTTGCAATTATCCGGTACAAGAACGTAAAATTGGCTGGGCTAAAAGCCGCCCTTGATGTGACTAACCAAGGGTTTGTGCTTAACCAAAAACACGCTGAGCTTAAAGCGGCCGAAGAGAAACATTCAAGCGCAAGGGACGCGCTAACCAACTGGGAGAAAGAGTATGACAAGAAGTATAATCCTAATAACACTCCTCCTGACGAGCTTTAATGCAAAAGCCGACCAGTTGGAAGACCTGCACAAAGGGATGGGGCTGTGCAAAGCAGCCCTGGCCACCTGCGAAGCGGTAAACAAGTCGCATGAAGATCTTGGCGCTGAGAAAGATAAGGCGCTCGAGTATTACGTAAAAGAAAATGACGCGCTTCGTAAAAAGAACGATTCGTGGTTAAACAATCCGTATTTATATCTAAGCCTGGGTTTAATCGCCGGGGCATTAATTAGCAAATGAGGCGTATGAAAAAGTTACTATTGATTTTGATTGCTGTGGCTGTTATTGTTGGCGTATCACGTATTAGCACTAAAGAAGTTAGCAGTATGGGTACGGTGCGCATATCGTACCAACGCGGCGGAGCTTGTAGTGGCGTTGTTATTTCCAAGGGATTTGTAGTTACCGCAGCGCACTGCGTTCTGGAGCAGACACAAACCCCGTACGGTGTTTTTATGATGCCCACAAGGCAGTCTATGTTAGCCCACTCAGGAAAAATTGCCATTCCTGTTACGATCGCTTACATTAGCTTTGCTCGTGACGTGGCTGTTTTGGCTGGCGACTTCTCAAACATTCCAGCAGCGCTGAACGATGCAGGAGCAACCGGAATTAACCTAACGGACGAGTATTTGTCGTGCGGACACCCGATGGGCGACAGGCGTGTTATTTGTGTTAATTTAGGTAAGCTGTCTGAAACGGATGTTCAGATGGGCGTGTTTAAAGGGCTCATTTTGTTTGGCATGAGCGGCGGTCCAGTATTTAACAACAGCACCGGAATGCTTGTTGGCGTCAACACGGCTATTTACCCCCGCGCCATGGGCGGCGGATCGGCAATTACGCCAATTCTTGGACTTCTTGGTGAACTTAAATCGGCAGGTATTATCGAGTGATAAGGTACGTACGCGCCCCAATTACCGACGAGTTTGTTGACACAGCTGAAATTGAAGACGACAACAGAATTGTCCACATTGGGATACAAAAGGCAAACTCATATATGGGAAGTGGCGGGTTTGACCTTAAAGAAACAGCAGCATATCACGAAGTGCGCGGTCGTGACATCGCTGAAGTAATGGCCGTTTTTTGCCCCGCCATGAGTAGGTGGCTTAAGCCGAAGGTGCGTCTTGGTCCGGAGCTTGTGGTGCTGCAGACGGAGCTTTCGCCAAGTGCTCGCGCAGAGTGGTTACAGCGTGTTCCACAACGTTCGAACCACAGTATGCGGTTATTGCAGCAACAGCAATGTCTTTCCAGTCTGAGCCCCCTATACGCCCAGCTAGAAGAAGCGGGACACCCACAGGAATCGCTAGAATCAAGCACAGAATCAGCTTTCTTGCGCCGCTTAAAGCGTCTATGGCGATCTTAAGAGCGTTCACAGAACCCCCATTAGACGGCCTAATAGCCCGGCCAAGCCACTTAATCCAGCCAGGTAAGCTAACGACTTAATGCCCAGCTGCACACCTTCCACGTGACGTTTTAGGGGTGGCAATTCATCCGTAAGAAGCGTCTCGAGCCGGTTTGTGCGGTGGATGTGGTAATTCAAGTCCTTGCGTATTTCGGCCTGGTCAACCTTAATCTCAATGAGCACATCGTGAATGTCTTTTAGATTGCTCATTTCTTCTTACCTTTTTTAGATGGTTTGCGCAGAGCTTGTTGCAAAGACAAGCCCACAGCTTCTTTTGTGCCCGCTGGAACAACTCTGTCGAGCTTCTCAGCCGCGCCAATCCCGCCTCTTGTGGCTATTCTTGCCACTTCTTTTAACATTGCACCAGGATTACCAGGATTTAATCGTTTTGGATCAAGTATTAGGTCTTGCGCTCCGGATATGCGGTCGCCAAGTCCAACTAACTTAGATCCAGCCATATCGTCAATTTGCTTAACGATGTTGTATTGGTCAGAACCTACTTGATTCTGCAGAGCCGACACAGGGGCTGAACGTGACTTTTCTTCCAAAGCATCACGCAGCGCCATTATGCGCGCAGATTCTTCTTGAATTGGGTTTACGCCGGGGATTTCGGCAAGCTTTCTTCGTATAATGTCAGCTTCAGCTTTTGCTGTTTCACCTTTTGCAACCGCAGTCGGGTCAAATGGCTTAGAGCGTCCGTATCCGGCTTCCTTGTCCAAGGCTCTACGCAGGCTAAGCGCCCTTGGCGCGTCAATGTCTGCCCTAGCAGGTCCACGCGGCGACATCACACCCGGGTATCCAGGCTGAGGAGCAACCATTTCGTCGGGAATTGCCCGTTTAGCTAGTGAACGAGCTAAGTTTGGCGTGGTTGTAAGTCTGTCTGGGTTGACACTTATTTGCTTACCTTCAAGAATGCCTTTAAGCTTTGTGTCCAATGGAGCAAGTTGCTTCTGGTTAACTTGTCCAATTGCAGCGTCAATTTCGTCTTTAGCAATTGCCGACATCTTGCCGGATTTAACATCGCGGATGTCCTTGCCAACATTAACGCCTTTTCCAATCAAAGACGCAAGTCCGCCGCCCAGTCCGCCCACAGCCGTGCCGGCCGCAGCGTTGGTTGCACGGTCAGCCAGTTGAAGCGGGCTAATTTCCCCGGCCGTTTCGCCAGGATTAGACAGCGCACCCATCCCACCGCCGATTGCAGCGCCCTGCTTCACAGAACCCATAAAAGTTCCTGCAGCTGGAAGTGCTTTAGCAATCTGTCCGCCGGCCATTACGTTACCAACAAGGTTGGCTCCGTGGTACGCTAAAGGCTGATCTTGGCGTGCCTTGTTAATACTGCGGTCGGTTGCGTCTCGAGCTTCAACGTACGGAACGTTTTCAATTTCTTCGCCTGTTGCAAGCTTGGTTTTTCCACCTAAAAAGTTAGCCAGTCCGCCAACTATTTGCGGCGTGTAGCCAAGAGTTGCTGCCTGTGCCGATCCTGCGCCCATGGCGTCAATAACACCAGTTTTCTGTTCTGGCTGAGAACGATTAGCAAACTTTGCTTCCAGCTGATCAAGCCTACGCAATTCCGCTAATTCTTGCTGTTGTTCTGGTGTTAACCTGGACATGAATTATGGCCTCTTGTGCTTAGCTTTTAATTGCAGGTATTCTTGGTATTCAGCGTCGCTGTCGTTGGCGGCCGGTTGCTGGCCAAGTTGCGGGTCAGCGCCCAGCATGTTTTGGCGTTCTCTTGTGGCCTTGTTCACCATGTCGCTGTAAGCAACGCCCTCTTGTTGTTTAAACCGGTCAACAACTTGCGGATCATACCCAGCATGAATGGATTTTTCTTGATTTTTCATTAATTCGTGTGCTATTCTTAGACCTTCAGCAACGTCAGCTTCAGATGCAAATGCTCCAATGCCCTTTTCAAGCGCATTTCGGTCAGCCTCAGACGCGGTTACGTTACCGCCAGACAAAGCTTTAAGTCCTTGGTTGATTACAGCTTGAGAGTTTTGCATAACTTCTCTTCCGCCGTAACTGTCGGCAGCTAAGCCAGCCATTGACGGGCCAATAAGCGGAAGTGAGCGGACGGTGTTTGTAAAACGTCCGGGAAGTTTGGATGTGTCCATGTTCTGGCCGCTGATCGCACCAGTTTCTTTTTCAATTGCGTGCATTGGGCTAGCAAGTCCGCCCATTCCAGATTTTTCAACGCGGGACGAAAGTTTTTCAAGTGCCTTGTCATCGCGGTTTTCTCTGCGTTCTTGAGCACCAAGAAGCTGGGCTAAACTCATGCCTTCGTCGTTAGCCGCGCCAACCGAAGCTCTTCCAAAATTAACAGATCGTTTGCTGTTTGGTCCGGCCAGGAATTCGCGCAATTTGTCTGCCGCGCGGTTTTCTTCGCTGATTTGAGCTTGCTGATCAAGTTCATGTTTTTGCTGCATTTGCGCAGCTTCTCTGTCGGCAGCCTGTTTCTGCTGAAAGTAACCGTTTATTGTGGGGCTGTTTATAGATTGTTCCCACGCTGATCGCCTTAGTCCCATAAATTACTCCTAGTAGTTACCACGGCTGCCGGATCTTCCTGACGATCTGCCGGAAGAAGAATTTCCTTGGGCTCCGCCGCCCGCTCCCGCTGCAGCACCGCCAGCGCCACCCATGAATCCGCCGCTCATAAAGCTTTGCGCAAAGTTTCCAGCGCCTTTATTAGCTCCTGCGTGAACAGAATCAAAAAATCCAGGCTGGTAGTTAGCGGCTTTGGATTCGATTGAGTTCTGTTTAAGACCTTCGTTCATGGCGTAGTTATTAGAGTACCTATCGGCGGCTCGTTCCATTAGACCTTGACGAAGTTGCACACCCTGCATATTTGCTTGACGGTTGTCATTAATAGCCTGGTTACCCAAGTTAGCAGTGCTGTTTAAATAGTTTCTGGTGTCGTTTAAGCGCTGCTGGTTCATTTCCATGCGACGCTGCGCAATATCAATCTGAGCAGAGCGCAATTGCTCGTTTTTGTTGCCATACATACCAGAGAATTGCGACGCGGCTGCTCCACCGCCACCGCCGGCCATGCCCCGGTTAGCAAGTGCTTGCGCCAGACTTTGTTCGGAAGCTCCAAACTGCCTTGCAATTTGATCCTGAGCTTGACCATACGCTTCAAAATCTTCGGGCTGCAGCGAATACCCGCGTTTAGCCAAACCTTGTTCTTCTGTGTCGGCGCGTTCAAACGAACCGCCCTTACCAAACACTTATTTAAGGATTGGGTCGGATTGCACTTGTTCAGACGAAAACTTCATCCCACTTACAGGACTAGAAGCCAACTGTGCAACGGAAGCGACGTTTCCGCCGTGCGTTTTAAGAAGGTCTGATAACGACACTTCCCCTTGTTGGTATTTAGCCAACTGCGCGTTTAGCGCAGGGTCCCGCATAGCAATAATCTCTTGATTGAGAAGTTGCTCATTGAAGTTGTTGTAATCGCTGGGAGTGTAATGCTCGCCTTGCTGCCCTAGTATGGCCCCTTTTGCTGATTTTATTCTGTCGCCGAAAAAACCCATCTAATATTCCTCTGTCATGTAAGTATGACAATTACCAATAAACTTTAATAATTCCACGGCCGCCAGCACCACTACCGTCATCTGCTCCGCCGCCTCCGCCGCCACCAGTGTTAACAACACCAGCAGAAGCTGCGCCGCCAGGAGTAGAAATTCCGTTGCCGCCGCCGCCCAGGCCACCTAAACCGCCGGTTCCACCAGTCCAACTTCCGCCACCGCCGCCACCACCAAAGTAAGTTATAGTTTTTGTAACGGGGTCAAGAAACGGGGCTCCGTCTCCGCCGTTCCCAGCTGCTGTTGACGTTGCGTCTTTTCCAACTGCTCCGCTTCCGGCTCCGCCGCCGCCCGGATTCGATCCGCCATTAAATCCCGCTCCGCCAACAAAAAATCCAATTCCGGTAGGGATGGCAACTCCGGTAGCTGCTGCGGTACTGTAGCTAAACGACGTACCGCTTATGTTCAAGGTTCCTCCGCCACCATTGCCTTTTGAGGAGGCTGGCGCACTTACCCTTCCAACTCCGCCAGTTCCGCCCATAGCAATAACTGGTCCAAAAATGCTGTTTTCGCCGTTGCCGCCTGGGTTTCCACCAGCCGGTTGTCCTGCTCCACCAGCGCCAACGTAATACTGGATGCGCATTCCGGGCGTAACATAAAGCTCTTCATAGCGCCAAGTTCCACCGCCGCCCCCACCACCGCCGCCGGGGTTAAGGCCTTCCCCGCCTCCGCCACCGCCGGCCACAACAAGAACGCCAATTTTATTTCCGGTAACGCCTTCGCCAACAACGTACGTTCCGGCGCCAGCAGCTGTGATTATATCAACATTACTAAAGACTGGGTCGCCGGGTGGAAACCCGTACAACGATGTGTTGGGTAAAGAAGGCATTACAACGCTCCTTTAGAAGCACGAAACTTTAATAAAGCGTTTATCATAACCTTTGTTTCCTCTACAGTATAAAACCTATTGCGAGTTTGATTGCATTGCGCGCAAGAAGGTAAAACATTGTTAATTGCGTACCCAAGATTGTTGTCAATCCGGTCTAAACCGCGCCCCGTGGACGGCAACTGTTGGCCGCAATAATGGCACGGATTTTTTATTAAAGAACAATATTGTTCTTCGGTAAGTGTAAACTCCCGCCCCTCGTATCCTGCTACAAGCTTGGCTCGCGTCCACCGAGACCCCGGATTTCGACGGTAACTATGCGCTTTTTTCCGTCTTTTAGCGTTGTAAATTGCATACTTTTTACGCAAATAGTCCGGATCGGCGGCAAGTTTGCGCTTGCGCCATTCCCGCTGTTTTACCGCATCCGGATTATTGCTTAGTAATCTCATATACTTACCTAGTAATCACCGCCCACGGCCGTTACCATAATTCCAGAAGCAATTGCCGTGCCTAGTGTGCAGTTAAGCTTGTATCCAGCAGGAAGAACTAAATCCACCTGCACCAAAACTTCCAAGGATTCTGCCGTTTGGTCAAGCGTGTTGGCAGCCATTGCAACTTCTTTATACAGAGCGTTGTTGGCCGCGGTAACGTTTGTCGAACCGTTGTTAATGAAAAAACGCACAACAGTGGCAATATTAGTGCCGAGGTGCTTTAGCTTAATTTTTTCAATTTTACTGCCATCAGTTGCGTCAGCGGTAAATAGGGTAACAACAGTACCCGTCCCGTCAAGAGCGGTGTTAGCAGAAGTTCCTGTAGATGCAAACCCGACCTTTGGAACGCCTAAAAAAATCGGTGATGTATTTTGTGCCATGGTATGTCCTTATGTAAAATTGCTAAAAAGGTATAATGCCCCGGATGTGCCGCCGGCCGCTCTTAATTCAAACGCATTTTCCGCTGAATTTACAGCCAGAACTTTTCCGCCGTCTCCGGTTGTAAACGCCAGCGCAGTTCCAGTTCCGCCCCTAGACAGCGCAAGCAGCGCCTCACTTGACATTGCACCAGTTCCATCGTTTATAATTACGTGATTGGCAGTTCCAAGCTTTAACTTAGTGGCGCGAGTAATTCCCGCGTTCTGAATGTTTGAGTCGTCAAGCAAAGTTGTGTTTAACAACGTTGTTATTGCCGAAAAGTTTGCATTCATTTGAGCAGCTTGGATTAGTGTTCCAGCTGTAAATGTATTTGGGATTGTTAAAGACGGCATTACTTTCTTACTCCAAGTTCTGTATACAAAATTGAAAAGGCATTGACAGTCATCGGATTACCTGATATACTGTTTGAGAATCTTAGCCTAATGGCGTCGCCTTCGTTATTGTTCCCACCAGCACCCGGCGGCAAATTAAACACAACCGGCGTTAGCGTGGATAGGCCGTCATCCCACAGGGCCACATCCCAAAAAGCCACGTCCCACAAAGCGGCGGCTCCAAGCGCCGTACCGCTGATGTTAACTGTCAGCGTGGATTTATCCGCGTCTCTTACGCGGTAATTAGTCCAGTAATCAAGGGTCAACGGATACGGTCCAATAGTATCAACCCAAGCAATAACTTTGTTGTACCGTTTAGTCATCCCAACGCGTCCTTGATCAAGATGCGCCGTTGTGTAGCTAAAAGCCACGTCGTTTCCGGTACCAGTTGTTATGCTAAATGCTTTGTATATAAATCCAGCGTTGTCGCCTGTAAAAAAGTAATCTTTGTGCTCGTTAACAACATCGGATTGCAAAGCAGAGCACGCGTAAATTGGGTTGGTGCTGGCTCCCTGCATAAATACGCCGTCGATTATGCGTTCCCCAAGCATGTTTTTAATGCTAGGGAGAGTCAGCCTTAAATCCAGGCGTAGTATGTACTTCTGCTCGCCGAGCGTATTACTTGATAAAAACCATATAATTTGGTTCTGATCGCGTATAAAATCTGCCACTCCAAGATTCAGCCGGGATTTGTCTATGTCTCCCTCGTTCTGAAAGTTGTATTCTATAGGCCGGGACATGTAAATTGGTTTACCGACACCGTCCCAAACATAAGCTCCGCGTCGGTCAATCCAGTAAATGAACCCGTTAGCGCTAGCAAGAAGTCCTTGCTGAATGCATCCCGTATAGTCAATAAACTGAAGATTCCAGGTGTCCGGGTCATCCCCGGTAATTACCCAGCACTCGTCTTCTTTAAAAACTGCTAAAAACTCGTCAATCGTAGATCCACCGGGATGGTTATACCCAATTACCACAACCGCAGTAATTTTACCGCCAGAAGCAATATTAAAGCTATTAGACAGAGGCCACGATTCAGGCTTGTTAATGTCGCTCAAATACAACGTACTGTCGCTGGCCGTAACAAGTCTGCGTTTCCATATGCAGATAGTGTCAAATGTGCCGGCCGGTAGGGGCGAGTTATCCAGCAGAGTATTGCCAACGCGCGGCACCACTTCACTCACGGTCAGGCTGGTTCCGGTATCAACGTACGAGGTAGTGGTTGAATCGATTTGAGCAACCAAAACGCCGGCCGTAAACCCGGTTACGCCGGAAACCGAAGACCGGTACAGGAAAACCTTATCATACTTAACATTGTCAAGATTAGTTAACCCTGTTAAATCTATGGTGGCTTTATCAGTACTATTAACAATAGTAGCAGAAACGTCAAGTGTGGCATTTGACAAGGCTTGAGTAGAAGCCTTTCTGTAAGCTACTGAATAGAAATAGGTTCCTGTGGCGACCCACGCCCCGCCCGTCAACGACACGGGGGCAAGGATGGCTCCGGTTGGAGCATCAACACCGTTTAAAGTGACATCAGACGCGCTATAAGCCCCAATGGGGCGAGTTACGCCGCCACCAGCAATCCACATAATGTCAGTATTTGGCGTGGTAAACATACTGCCAAATGCTTGTTTTGTGGAAGATGCGTCAAAAAACGTGTTTACGGGGGACGAATCGTCGCTGGTAAGCAGCGAAGTGGCGCCCGTAACCTGGTTTATCGACTGTACGCCGGTTGTGGCGTATCTAAGCATTGTTTTAGCGTTTGCTTTGGTGTAATATAGGCTAAACCCGCGAGAACGTACCTGGGCATCTGCTATTGCGTTAAGAACTAACGGGGCGTTGGACTTTTTGAATCCGCCTGTTTTAGCGTACTCGTAGTTGTACCCGCCCGTGGCTTGTTCTGCGCCGATAGACAACGGACTGTCGGTTATATTTAGCCCACCCATATTCTGGGTATAGTGGGCCATTATCATGCCGCCAGCCGCCTGGATTGTGTTCTGTTGGGCTCCCAATTACGCTCCTAAGCAGTAATGAACAATGTATTCAGCGCCAGTTCCGCTAATGTCGCAATAGATTCCGCGATTAGCAACGATTCCGTGGTCAGACGACAGACTTTCAGCTTGGACAAGCCCAGCGTCGAGGCTTAGTTTAGCCAGCACAACTTTACCTGCAGTTGTGGAGTTTTCGCTGTCATATACCGTGAGTGTTGCAGCGTTTGTTCCATCGCCAAGTAACTGTACAATAAACAGCTGGGAATCCATGCTTGTTATCTGTGCGTCTGCTGATTTTAATCCGCTAGATGTAATACCGAGTGCCATTATTTTACTCCTAAATATACTATGCAACAAGCTATAGCGACAAGGGCCACAATAGCCGCTATTTTAAGTTTGTTACGTTTTTTACGTTGTTTGAATACTAAAATCTTAGCGCCCGCGTCTTCACACGGAGACGGCTCAACCAATTCCGGTTTAATTTCTTCTTTAATCTCTTCCAAAATAATCTCCGGTTGCTTTTCTACTTCAACTTCTACCGCAGGTGACGGCTTAAACACATCCCATTTATGAACAGGTATACGTTTAAATTTAGCAACGCTATCAATGCTAACAGCTTCATCTGCCGCTTGCAGTTCTTCCTCAGATGGGTTAGTAAGAACTCTTATAACTCCGTTTGTAATCACAGCAAAACGCTTCTTAATCACACGTCGCCCTTTAGCACCGCTATTGCCTTCATGAGCACATCGCGCTCGGCCGCGGTAAGCTTAATTTGGTCTATGACCTGCTTTAACATTAGTTCAGCTTGTTCTTTTGTCATAGCTTAAACCCCGCTCCCGCAACAACTTGAATAGCCTTATCAAGTTCGGCTTTTGTTTTGCCGGCTGGATTTTTTAAAATTTCTAACGCTTGTTCTTTTGTCATTTTAGTGTAAATCTACCCAAGATCCTGCCGCATACACTTGCAGCTTGTCTGTGGATGTGTTATACAATTGCATTCCGTTTACTGCCGTCAGCGCGTCTCGTTCCGTTGTTGTCATTCGAGCATTTAACAGCGCTTTAGTTGTTCCGCCAATTTCAAATCCAACGCTTGAGTTGGTAACGGTGTTTGTTCCGCTAATTTTAAGGTTGCCCGCAAAATAGTTGTGGCAATCCGGCGAAGCGTAAAATCCCCAAGTTGTGGTGCCTGGATCTCCAAATGGAAGGTCAAATTTATACCCTGAAAGAGTCGTGATTGTCGTTGCTCCGTTAGGGATTGCAATAGACCGACAAAGATCTAGGTTTCCAATTGTTCCGCCAGCTGCTCCAGCGTCCAAACTTACAGCAAACGTTCCACCGCTAACCTGGTCAACCGTCGCACCAGTTCCCATTGTAACGACGGCAGGAAGAGCTAGCGCGGCTACGCCGACAAACGACGTTGTGACTGTAGCGTTATCTCCAATGTTTAACAACATGGCAGTGTTTACGCCGAGCGTGTCGCCGTTAGCTACTGTGGCGTTTGCCGCTACAGTTGGATTACTAACAAGGCTGTGAATAGACGCTGGAGTTCCGCCGCCGTTAGCAATTGCCTGAGATGCAAACGCGCTTAATTGGCCAATCGATAGCGCACCGCCAAATGCCAGCGAACCCGTTATTTCAACGTTTCCGTCTAAATAAGCGGCTTGCACGGTTCCCGCGTCAACTCCGCCAGCGAGGTTTGTTGCTGCTTGCGTAACTTGTGGGTTACTACCAACTCCGCTTATAGTTACGTTAAGATTTTGTATAAACGGTGCGTAGGCGTTCAGCGCCGCAGCAATTTGAGTGGCGGTTGAAACTCCAGATTCTATCTGAACAGAAAGAGCCAGCCCGGCAAGAGAAACAACCTCAGACCCCGCAGTTCCCCCACCAGTATACTCTACTGTAACGCCGTTTAAAAATGACCCCGGAGTATCCGCGGCAATTGTTAAATCTTGGATAACAAGGGAAGCCGGGACGCCTGCGTACGGAGTAACGCTATCCATAGATACGTTAATGCCGGCGGCATAACGGGCGCTGGAAATTGTTGGGTTTACGCTTACGCCATTAAAATACCCGTTTGTGTTAAACGTGCCTAACGTCGGCGATACGTTTACACCTATAAATCCAGCATTACCAGTAAATGTCGTTATGTTCGGAGAACAAGAAAACCCTGAATAGTTGTTGTTATTGTTTATAGAAAGTATATTTGGCGATGCAGTATAGGACTGATACCCTGGGGATGCGCATCCAATGTTTGCCGCGTCATAAAACGCGTTTGTATACTCGGAAGATGATATTGTAGCAGAAGAGTTTACGTTTGGCTGGTATCCATACCCTTGCATTGGTCCGCTGATGTTAGCGTTAGCATTGACGGTTCCAAAACCAAATGCATACGACCAGCCGTTAACGTCAATAGGATCAGTGCCGTTTCCTAAACTAAAGTTGTTGTCAAAAAATGCGATCTCGCCAATGTCCGACGTTCCGCCGTGAGTAAAATTAGTTACAATTGCCCTAATAGCAGACCCGGCAGTGCCAATAGTAAAGCCGGAGGAATTTGGGTCGATATTAATTTGCGTGTTTATTGCACGCCACGTCTCGTTTGGAGAGTTTTGCAACGGCTCAACGGACATGTTTTCTCTGATAACGTCAAAACTTCCAGTAATGCCATTTGGCTCTGCTAAGTAATTGTGCGTCAAAGCGCCAGTTGCGTCAGTAACAAGCTGCGTTATCTCAGACATGTTGCCGGAAGCGTCGTTTGCAAGCACGGTAAACGCCGTGCCAGTTGCCACTGCAGAACGGTCAACGTTGACAATTGTTGCAACTTGCGAGCCCGATCCAGGTCCGGCCGTAACATCTCCGGTTAGCTCATTAAGTCCGCTTGTGACTCCAAGATCCCAAGTTCCGTCGGCTTTAAGGAACTTACCCGCAGCGCCGTCGCCGGCCGCTGGAGCAGGAACAAGGCCTTTAGTTCCACCAGACCCGGAATCGCCCACAAGCGTGTTTACAGCAAGATTAATCGTGTCGGTAGTTTCGTTACCGGTAATTATTACGCTGCTGTTGCCGGAAGTAAACGTAAGAATGTCGTTGCCGCTGTCAGCAACTGGGTACGTTCCAAAATCCGTTTGCATTATTGTAAACGAATCGGTAATATCGGCTGTAGTGGACAGCGTGCTTGTTACCGCGGGAAGTGTGATTACAACAGTGCTATTAGGAGCATTAGCGCCAGTAGTTAGGACGGTAGTGCTGTTTGTGCCCTGAACAGTCGCGGCGTCAAATTGAAGCTGCTTAAGCTGGTCATCTTTATCGGCAATGGCAAAAGAATTGTCCGGAAACACACCTGTGCCGCCAGCAATGCCGCTGTCATACTTCTCAGATCTCTGAGTGTAAACTATGGTGCCGTTAAGACCCTTGTAAATAGGCACTAGAACACTCCCTTTGGGATATGCGGTAACGCTAGATACACGCCAATGCAAACTACAATAACTGCCGCCGCAATTTTAAGCATTAAAGCTTTTTTGCGACGTTTAAAAATTAAAATCTTTGCAGATTGGGACATATCGCTTTCTACCACTTTGCCTTCGGCATTTACCGCCCAGTTTTCCGGTGGAATGCCTGCAACTGCATCAAGTTCTGGGGCCAACACGAGTTTACCCAGTTTTTCTAATTCTTTTACGTTGTCCGGATTAATAAATATCCGTGCACCGCCGCCTTCTTTAAATAAGACGTATTTCTTCTTACTAGACATCAGCCGCGTCCGCAAGAAATGGGTCAGCAAGTTTAATCGCGTCGTAAGCTATTTTATATGCGTTCTTAGCATCCATTGCGATAGCCGTAAACGGAAACGGGTTTGCTTCGGTACCAAACATGTAGCTGCGGGCTTCTAATGGCGCCGATCCGCTGGTTTCGCTAGTTAAGTACAACTCAAGTACGGCAGTGGCTCGTTCGGCTTTAAGGTCAATAAACAACGACCGGATTCTCCAGTAGTTTGCCGACACGCCGTATTGAGTTAGTTTAGACTTTTGTAACGCCATTATATTTGCCCGTATTTAACTATAAGTGCTTCTTGAACTACGTCGTTGTCGCTGGTAGCTTCGCCGGTACATTTTAAAACAACTGCGCCAGACAACGTTTCCGCTGCCGTAACGTACGCCACGGACGACACTAACAGCGCGTTGCTGGTAGTAACTGTAGCAATAATCTTTTGAGTTGCAGCGCCGGTTCGGATTACTTTTGCTGTAATTCTCCACGAACCAGAATTTATGGCCAGCGCACCAGTGCTTATTACCGTTGTAGCTCCAAAGTGCAGCTTAAGCGTTTTATTGTTAACGTTTGCTGCAAATGTTCCAAAAGCATCAATGTCTAGGTAGTCGCCGGTTGCAATTAAAGTATTTGCCGGAACAGAGTACGTAATTAAATTATCTTCGCCAGACCCAACGTTGCCGACCGCAGTTGTATTTACGTTAGCCGTGCCGCCCATAGCTGCGTATGCAGATCCAGAGCCCATTTGCTTAACAAACCGGCCTGTGCCATCTATTTCTGCGCGAATTGTCTGCGTTTGAGCGGTTGTACCCGATCCAAGCGCCGTTCCAGTGCAAAGTCTTAAAACTCCGGGTGTGGCAGAGCCTGTGCTAGTGCCACCGCGCAACTCAAGCGCTCCGCCAGCAACGTTTGTGCCAGAACCGCCCGTAGGTTGCAGCGTAACACGTGATCCGGGAGTTGCTTCCACAACGCCGCACCCAATGTACGTGTCAATTATCTCACGACCAAACTGTCCACCGAACACAAGTTGGTTAGTGGCGGTAGAATCCGAGCTATAGCCGATAGCAATAGAAGACTGGTGGTTTGACGTGGCTGTTGCGCCAATTGAAATTGCGGAGTCGGCTAATGCTTGGGTATTTTGACCAATGCACATAGCGCGCTCAGAGGCAGCGTAAGCTCCGTGACCAAAAGCCACAAGACCGATGTGAAAAGTGCTACTTCCAGCGTTAGCGTTTCTTCCAAAAGCCGATCCTTGGGAGTAAGCAGTCGCATTAAACCCAATTGCGGTGCCGTATTCATCGGTACACTGAGCATTGCTGCCCACAACCGTGCATCCGCGCGATGTTGGGTTAAACGATGCGGTATTTGTCTTTGCGCCATTGCCGACAACAGTAACGTCGTCATACGTCGTGGCCGCACTAGCTCCAAATCGCTCTGACCGTGCTCCGGAACCTGGGTTGCTGTACCGTGTGTTGATTGTAACCGTGTCTGTAGTGCTATTACCGGTAATTGTATTACTGCCGTCAGACGAAGTTAGCGTTAGAGTGTCTGTAGGGCTTGTTGCAACAGGAGAGGTGCCAGCATCCGTCTGAATAGTGGTAAAAGAGTCACCGCCGCTTCCTCCGGCAAGGCTTAGCGTTCCGGACACAGCCGGTAAAGTAATGACAACCGTGCTATTGTCGGCCGTTGCTCCAGAAGTGAGCACAACCGTGCTGTTTGTGCCTTGGGGAGTGGGGTCAAACTGGAGTTGTTTAAGCTGGTCGTCCTTGTCGGCCACCGCAAAGGAGTCGTCAGGATGCACACCGGTGCCGCCAGGTATTCCACTGTCGTATTTCTCAGACCGTTGGGTGTAAGTTATTACACCATTTCCGTTCTTCGAAATTGGCACTAAAAGGTACCCTCGGGGTTAAACGGTATAATAGAAGTCGGGTTCTTGGATCGCAGCTGTACCACGTCCATAAACTGTTTATGCAATTCAGCCAAATTGCTTTTGGCCATGCTTGCCGTGTCGGTCTGGTTTACAAGCGATTCCTTCATTTTGGCTTTATACACAGCGTACATTTCCACAACTTGTGAAAACACGGGGCTAATTTGAGCCGTAAGTAGGTCGCCGCCAGCCACAAGCGTATCCGGGAATTGGATGTACTCCATAAGGAGGCCAGCCGTTTCAGTTGTTCCTGGAATTGGGCGCAACACAATCGAGTTACCGCGGAAATAGTAGTACGGGCTGTAGGCGTCAGCAGGAGCCCCACCGTCGGTCGTAAAACCTTCGGTGAGATTGTTCCTGTAAGAAAGAATCAAGTAAGAAGTGTCGGACTTTTTGTACAACGCGCGCATTGCAAAGAAGTCGCTCGGCATTGCCACAGTTTCTACGTTAGCCGTTAGGTTTAGCGTAATAGACGTGGTAAAGTGACCTTCGTCAATCTTAGTCAGTTCAGCAAAATAGATTCTAATTGCTTCATTAATATACGTATCCAGCTCGGCGTCCGTCCAAAAGGAGTTAGACGCCGTTGGCTGGTTAAGTAGATTACGAACATTAGCACGTACTGTATCTAATGATGGTGAGGTCAGTGTTGCCAAGTATTACTCGTTAAGTTTTTTGCGAATGTTCTGAACTTTGTTCATAAGTTCGCGTTGCGCGTCATCTTTTTCTTTTTTGTAAGCAGCAAGCTCGTCGTACAGCTTAGCCACTTCAGGAGTCATTAGCAAATCCGGGTTAATTTTCTGTCCGGCTTTCTCTAAATCAACTCGCAAAGATACCGTTTCGTTGTGGATAATGCGCTGAATGTGTCTGACGCGGTTAGACCGACCTTCAATGCGCTTTTCCATCAAAATAGCTTGACCTTGTTCCGTATCTTTAAACGTCGAATCTTCAAATTCTTCTGGAAGGGATACTACGCCGTATTCCTTTTTGTCCGTATGGATAAACTGTCCAAAATTGTCCTGAATGTTACGAATTTGGCCAGGTTTCCAGTTAAACCAGTTGCCAAACGCTTTAATTGACTGCTCTACATCTGTCGTATTATACATTAACATTACTCATTCTCCTGAGATTGGAATCCCTTTGGGGTAAATCCAGATAACACACGGCCGGGATTCATTCCTTGTGCTACCATTTCTGCAAAATCCTTAAATTCTTTAGAGTGCTGCTTTATGTTGTACTTCATGTCTTCGCGTATTTTCTTATCTTCGCGTTCAAGCCAACGGTCGCCCTCATACTCTATGTGACTGGCCCAATCTTTGTGAACCCAAGTGTCCATAGCTTTGATAGTCTCTGGAAGTCTCCAGTCCAATCTATCAACATCAAGCACGTGGTGTACGTAATCGTTCTCAAATCGGTCCAGTACGTGCAATTCGCCATCTTCGAAGTGACCTTGAAACTCAGTTCTGAGTAGGGTCGGTCTTCGTCGCACTTCCCAGCATCCAACTCCATCCCTTTTTAGGGGATTCCATTTAAGATACAGTTCCGAATCGTAGCGTTTTAGCGCTTTTTCGATCGGGCCGGGTTTGCAGTCTAGTACATGTCCAATAATTACGTTGCCAAATGCCATTTTAATCTCCAGTTAAAAGGTGGGCCTTTTTAAAACATGCCCAGGTTTGGAGTTGATAAAGAGGCTCCGCTCTAATAATTAGCTAACGCCGAGCGGTTTAGCAAGGCCAACAAGTGCGCCGTGCGCATTACGCTTGTCCGTACCAAAATTGCAATAATGTCTCCAGTATGCCTGGAACACGTCTGCATTGATCTTACGGAGGAAGTCACCAGAATCGTCGTGCGAGCCCATTTTCATAGCCTCAACTTCGTATTTCTGAATGTGCTTCAGGGTTAGTGCGTAAACGCGGTCATCTTGACAATCAACGTCGAGCCACAGGTCAAGTCCGTTGAACGAAAGCTTCTGGAAGCCGCCGTCAAGTTTTTGATCCATGTAACGCTTTTGTGGAACGATGATGTCGAGATATTTACGACGTTGTTTATTGTGCATGATGAGTTTATCGGGAGCTTCGCCACCGAGAACTTGAACGTCATCAATCAAACGTTGGAGCAGGTCCGACGTAAGGTTAGCGCTCGAAGCGTTAATGCGAACTGCGCGCCAAATGCGCTTAGAGCTAGCATCAAGGTTTTCAAACGTGGTGAGTTCCGTTCCGTCATCTACCATGCCACGAAGGCCCATCATTTCCTTGCCGTCAGCAGGAGCCGAATCACGGATGTTCTCTTTAACAAGAGCATCGGTCGTGATCAGAGCAGCACTGAGTGACGTTGCAAAGTAAATAACGTTAGCTTGCTTATCTACGTCGCTAATGCGGCGAGAGTCAAGCGTTTTGGTAGCGCCGTTAAACACGTCAATTACCATGTTAGCGCGGAGATACTGAGCGGATTCAACAGAGAACGAGGTTGCAGCCGAAGAAACGTTGCCAGCTGGATTAGCGAGAAGGCCATTGCCCACTCCGTAAAACTGACGGTTTTCGTCTTTAAGCATGCGATCACGTGCCATGTCAAGAGCGTCAACAACGACAGAAACGAAGGCTTCTTCGTCTTGGTCAGCTGCTGCTGCGCTTAGGCCCGAGAACTCGATTGGCCAAACAATAACTTTTGGCACAACTTTGTACTGTTGATAGGATTCATTGTCGATGGTGCGGAACGTTTCGGTTTCGCTGATAGCGCCACCGGATTCGTTGCCGTACTCATTGATGCCACCGAAAAAGCCGTTACCGCCGGCGTTGTATTTTTTCGAGGACTTAGCAATCTCGTCGATTGCGCGGTGTTTTAAGTTCTGTTGTCGTGTAAGGAAGTCACCATAGACGTTCTTTAACGCGCCAACAATACTTGATAGATCAGTTGCCATAACTTATCCTTAAATATCTGAAGAGGAACGGGACTGTTTTAGGATATTCTTAATCAGCTGAGCTTTTGCTTCGCCTGGGTCTTTCGAGTATTCCATTTTCTTAACGCCAGCCGCTTGGCCTCTTGGTTGCGCCGCAGGTGCTTTCGCATCCTTTGTCTTGTCTTGCACGTATCCGGCAAGTTTTTGACGTTGCAGCGTCTCCAAGTAGGAGGTGAACTGTCCATGGATCTGCTTGTAGGCACCGGCCAGGTCGCTAAACTTGAGGTTAGGATTCTCGGCTGCCATCTGCTCAAGACGCGCTTGGTAAAAAGGTTGCATGTCTTTGGGAACGTTGTTCTCCGCATGCAGTCTGTTTACTTCAGCCACAGCAGTCGAATACTGCTCTTGTGCCGCTTGCTTTTGCCGATACTCTTGGATCTCTGCTAGCTCTTGCTTCAATTGTTCAACGCTAGATGCTTTTTCCTCGACTCCGCGAAGATACTTCGCAAACTCTGGGTCAATACTTTCTAGGCGCTTATACATCGGGTTTTCTTGTACCTGAGGTTCGCGCTGTTTAACAAGAAGATCAAGTTGGGCTTGCATACGAGCCGCTGCCAGTTGGGACTGACGCAGTTCTTCTGCAAACTTATTTTTCTGTTCGATTACCTCACGGAACCTTGGATGTTCGTGGAAGGGCTGTTCTACTGGTTTACTCGCTTCGACTTCAGCTGGCTTTTGCTCTGCCTCAGTTTCCTGTGCAGGCTCGTCCGGTTGTTGTTGTTGCGACTCTTGTGATGGGGACGACTCATCAATTTCTACGTCCTGGTCTTCTAGGTTCATGACTTCCTTTTACGTGCTACCCACACGAGGGTTATAAGGAATGCCGGATGTTTTACTCAGAATCCAATCGACCGGCCGACTGAATTAGGGAGGAACTGGCGAGGTTCGGGTTACGCCTTGAAATTGGACGCCTCATGCGGCGAAATAATAGTTGACTTAGGCTTGGCCTTAATGTTACTTCTAACATACGACTCTAGCGCGGCCACCTTGTCACGAATAGCCATGTCAAACGCAAGCACCTGGGCATTAGCGTATTCAATGGCATAGTTGTTCACATCAAGCAGGCAAACGTTTTTATAGTGTTTGCACACCTTTGAGTAATCAACAAAAAACTTATAACCCATAGCGTTAACCTTTTTGCAAAAGCCGAGATCTTCGCCTTCAGTCATTTCGCGGTTAGCTGGGTTGTATTTAAACTCAAAATGCGGAGCAGGCATCTTTTCCAAGATATGGCGCTTGATAAACAAGCAGCCGGTAGCAATCCCGTCAACATAGGCCGTACCCGCACGAGGTATAGCCGCTGGGCTCATGCCGCCGTTACTGTTGTCATTATACACAGTAAACACAACACGCGGAAGCTTATCGTCCCCGCCTGCCATAAACACAGGGTACACGCCGCCAGACAAGTCCCACTCTTCAAAGTAGTTTGTGAAATAGTCTAGGATGTCGCTAGGAGGCACAACGTCTGAATCGAGGAACCACAGAACGTCACAATCCGTAGCTAAGAAGTCCTTAACCATCTCAGAACGCGCGTAATCGTGAAAAATGCGCCGAACGCAGATCTCGGGATACACGAATTCAATCTTGTCGCCGTATTTCTTCTCAAGCTTGCGCAGGGAGTACTGCTGGCTGTCGGCCACGGTGCCGGTGGTTGGGGTAGCCACGTATAACTTGATCTTACTCATTTGTAGCCCCCGGAATTAGCGCATCGCCCATTATATTGTTCTTAAGTCCCTGACTAACGCCCTTGCCGGCTTCATTCACTGGCGTTGGCGCGTTTGCTCCAGGATTTTGCATTTGCGCTGGGTCTTGGCCCATTGCCATTGCCTGCATAGTCTCGGCCTGCATCTTGAGGCTGGCGGCCTGCTCATGTTCCATAATGTGGTTCATGTAAGCCTGCTGCACTTCGATCGGCATGCTCATCCAAGCCGGAGCTTTCATGCGGCGGCTGTGGCATTCAATGTGAACGTCGTGCTTATCAACGTCAAGAACAACTGGCACGCTTTCTGGGTCCGACACAAGGTTGTCAAGCAGATCGTTTTCCCACTCAGCGCGTTTGGTGTCTGGTCCAACGTCGTTGTCAAAGCCGACCATGCCAAGACGCTGAAGGAACTCAGACCGGTTAGCTGGCTGGGACAGGTCAATTGCGCCCGTGGCGGCAATCTCAAGAAGCATTGCTTGCTCAGCTGCCTGAAGCTTAGGGATATTAGATCCAGCTTCGATAATAACATTGCAGTTGTCCTGCAAATCAGATCCAATAAAGTTGTTAATCTCTTCGTCCGACAGATCCGAGTTCTTGCTCTTAAGCAGGCGGATAAAGTCAGGGCGCGGTTCGCGGTAACGGTTAGCAACCAGTTTAAGCTGCTTCTTTTGGCTGGATTCAATAAACATCTTCCAGCGGTCAAGCATTGGGAACAACTTACCAGTGCCCACTTCATACAGCATGTTGAGTGCCGATGCGGCCGTAACGCCAGGAGGACGGTCACCTTTGAGAATGTCAATGGCTCCGGTAATGTTCTTTAAATCCTGGATGCGCTTTTCACGTTCAGAGAACACGCTAACGTCAACGCCTTCTGCGCGCATTGTTTCAGGCTTAAGTCCCGAACCGTTGTCACGATAAAATATCTCTTGGCCGGGTCTGCCGGTCCAGCGGCCTGGTTCAATGCCAATGCCAAGTGGAATCAATTTCTGCGGAATAGCCATCGTCTTGCGCGTGAGGATAATCACGGCATCGATGGAATTGATCATTTTTTGGATTTCTGCTGCGTCGTCGAGGGGGCTTTTGCCCCAGAAGCGAGCAGGCACAAGTTCCCATCGACATTCCGAATAAGGATGCCAGTCCCCCAACTCGTTGCCGCTATATGGACTATCGCCCGCGTAGAGCGTAATGCCATTAGCCACGACAATAAGGCGACCTTTTGGATAGTTACTTGACGGCTTCTCATAGTATTCCTTAACAATGGCAGCATTGCTAACCATTGCGCCTGATCCGCCGGAATCCGATGCTGGGCTTGGTCCGCCGCGCGTTCCAGACGTGGTCTTAAGCTGATACCAGCGACGCATAGATCCGTTGAGCGAGCTTTCCGGCTTAACTTCTTCTGCGCGGCCGGTGTAGCCTTCTTCTTGACGGTTGTAGGTAGTTACAATCCAATCAAGAGGCTGAATGGCGTATTCCATGATCCAGCGACCGTTGTGCAGGTCACTGGCAAGCGGATCAAGCGCCAAACGCTGAGGCTCAACTACCACAGTGTTAACATCGCCAAGTGGCATGTCCTGCATCATGGGTTCGCCGGTCATTGGATCAATAACAGGCATTAGCTGCTCGCCGGTAATCTCGCCGGTAATAGGATTAGTCGTCGGCTGCATTGCCATAGCTGGCACACGAGCCGTAACTAGATTAGAAACGTCCCAATAATCCTTCTTAAACACCGTACCATACGTTACGAGGCAGCTGGCCGCGTACTCGTAGTTTTGCGCTTCGTGCAAACGTTCGTAGTTTGCTTCGAGCACAAGCTGACCGATCTTTGCAGCGGACTTGTCTTTGTGTGTTTGGGAGTTGGGGCGAATGGTTGATCGCGGCTTGTTCTTGAGCATGTAGCTCTTGAGCGTTTGGTAGGCATCGTAAATGTAATTCGTGACCGGGCGAGGGATGTACTCGTTCTCTTTGCTAACCTTAATAGGTTTCCAAATGCCGCCCGTAATACGGCTACCTTCGTACACAAGCCACTGCTGCCCGTCAAGGAACATGTGGTTACGTTCCCAATGGTAGGACAGCTGCGACTTTAGTTGAGTGTCTTGCTTATAGAACGTTTCAATAGCCTGCGCTAACTGGTCTACCTGGTCATTAGGTACATTAGTTAGATCTAAATTATCTTGCTGATTTGAAGCAGACTGGTCGGCCATTAATAGGTACCGCTTAGTAAGGCGTCTCTCTCAGCAAGCACTTCTGGAGATACGGATTGTTCAGATAGGATTTGCTCATTGACGCCATTTAAAATAGCGTTGGCTTCTTGGTGAACGTTAGCGTAAGTTGGAAGCTGCGCAGGCATGAGGGACGCACGAAGAAACTCGACCTGATCGCGCAGGTCGGCTATGCGGGCATCTTTTTCTGCACACACTGCGCATGGCTTACTTTTAAACATTACTTTTTACGTTTCTTTTTCTTATCAACGGGCATTTCAGATTCGTCTTCGCACTCGTCTTCCATCTCTTCTTCGATCTCAATTTCAACTTTGACGGGCTTTTTCTTTTCGGCTTCTTTGTATGCCGAAGCGATCTTATTTAACTTACTGAGTGCCATTAGCGTCTCCTCGGTTTGCCAAGCATACCGGCGTTTTCGTCTCCAAGTGGAAGAGACTTCATTGGGTTGTTTGACATTTCACGAGGAGCGCGTGGGGCTGTTTGCTCTTGCAAAGCTTTAGTCTGCGCGTTGTACCGCTGTTGCTCCAGTCTTTCTTCCGGAGTTTCTGCAAGCTTTTTTGGCTTGCTGGCGTTTTTATACGCCTTGGCGATACTGTTCAAAAAATCAAGTGCGCCCATATTAGCGGCCCAGTACGATTAGCGTACCAACAACGGTTGCTGCAGGATCTGCAAACGCCAACGTAACCGAGTTGCCCGAGATTACTGGAGCAGCGGTTTGCTGGAGTCCGTCGATGATGATGTGCTGAGCTTCGCTAAGGCGGTCGGCCACAACGGTACCTGCAACGTCAGCCGATGCTGCTGCGTAGGTCATGATTTGAATTTTGAGGGGGCCAATAGAAAAAGAACGATTCTCTTTAGTAGAGTTAGTTGCTACAAATGCCATATATTCCTTGCTTGGTGTTATTTATGCCGCTAGACCACGCTTGCGTCTAATTGGGGAACCACGAAGACTAATGGGCTAACTAGTATAGCCCCGCCGTCTTTGGGTTTAGCATATTGTTAAATCCCCTACACATTGTAGCAAAAAAGACATTAATCGCCGAACGGATCGCGCGGTTTAGGTTTGCGAATGGCCTCAAGTTCCCGAAATAACGAGCCTTCTAGCGATTGGTATTTAATTGTTTTATATATGTCGTTTTTATCTGGGGTCGTTTCTGGCAGCGACATAGCCAGGTAACGGAGCGCGTCGCACGCGTGATCATTGACCTTTTGCGGCTGCTCTTTCTCGTTCTGATTACCCGTCTGACCGTGGCGCAGCTCGGCGTATCGGTAATTAGTTAATTCTTCCAGAAGGTTGTCGCACGTATTAAAAATAAACAAACGCGGTTTGCCGTTTGCACCAATCTTCATTAGCGACTTGAGCCGGTCGACCCCCGCCTCAACCGAGTTATTTGCCTTTACAAGGGGCAAATCTTTTGGAAGGCTCTCCACGTACCAATCCCAATCCGATCGCCCGTCCTTGGCCCTCCTAGCGCGTGTGGAGGGGTCTATATAAGCGGCTTGAACCTTCTCTCCGGCCATGAGGTGCGAAACGCTCGGTTTCTTGTCCTTGCCCTTCTTGCAAATTTCTTCGATCAGCCACTCTTTCTGGTAGAACTCACGATACACATAAAGGGTGCCGTCCGGATCAACCGCGCCCCATATCCAGGCTGCCGGGTTACGGAACCCATGGTCGACTCCGGCCACACGGGTCCAGTTCTCAGGAATGCGAAATGGCTTTATCACATGGATGTCGCGGCGGAATTCGGGATAAACCGCCCCTTCGAATGCATCGAAGCTGCCCATAATCTCGCGCTGGATACGTTCCTCAGACCAGCTGGCCATCATCATCTGCACATAACCGTCCGGAAGGTGCTTGTTTTCCGTGCTGGGCGCAAGCACAAGGGAGAACTGAGCCTTGACCTTCTCGTCAGTTAGGTGATCTTGCTTAAGAAACCATCGATAAATGAAGTCGTGGCCTTTGGGGTTGGACGTTATGATGCCCTTGCGCAGACCCTTCTGGAAGAATTAACTAATTACCGATACGCCGAGCTGCGCCACGGTCAGACGGGTAATCAGAACGAGAAAGAGCAGCCGCAAAAGGTCAA